GGTTTTATACAAGTACAACGAGCAGCGGAGTTGATACCTATTTCATTTGCTATCTTCTTATTTATTCGTTCAACTATTCTTGCTCCTTCTTGTAATACATTTCCGTTAAAAATATCAAAATTAGCATCCATCATCCCTGTTATACTAACACCAATAAGAGCATCTCTTTTCACAATTTTTTCTGTAACTTTTCCTAAATAAGGGAAATTCGTATAACTTGCTTGTAAAGTTGCTATAAAACTTGCATAATTACAAGCATTATAAAAATCATCTGTACTTTTACAAGCTGCTGCATTTATTTCTACTAAATTACAAAAACCGAATCCTGTAGTTTTTTCACCATAATGGATATGTTCCCCTTCAGGATAGTGCCAATCTCTTTTACAAAGCCCAGTCAAAACTGGATTTATGCCTATTTCACCACAAGGATTTATCCCATAATCTTTATTGTCTAAGAAAATAAATCCAGGATCCCCAAAATTATCTTTATTTAACTGAATTAATTCTTTAAATTGTTGATAAGTACATTCATTAGGATCTAATACTACTGTATTATTACATAATTCACGTTGCGAATTTATTTTCCCAAAGGCAAATTGATTACCAGTTTTACAATTCATCATCTCATTATCATCATAACTAAATAAACTAATTAAACTGCTTCTTCTAATACCACCTGCAAGAACTGCTTTAGAAAGATGGCATATTATATCATGACATTCAATTGGTTTTAATTGTCTACCATCAGCTTGCATTAAAATTGTTCTTGTAGCTTCTAATGCTTCTTTTAAATCTAAATGACCCGGAGCTTTACCGCCACTACTAAGTTGACTACCTGTCGGCCTAATTTCATTATAATTAAATTCTATATAATAACCATTTATAAAACTATTTATTAAAGCATTTACAGCATCAGCCCATCCTTCTATCGTGTCTTTTATTGTATGATGACAAACTAAGTCAGTATCTATTCCAAATAATCTTGGTAGTTTTTCTACATGATGTTTTTGAACACTAAATCCAACTCCAACTCCACACAATAAAAGATAAAGTATTTTCCCAAATACATCAGATCTATCTATTAATGTAAAACTGCAATTATACATTCTTGCATTCATTTCTTCAATTGATTTACCAGCAAATTGCATTGAACGCATAGAAGGGAGGATCATTTTTTTATGGACTAATTTAAAAGCATCAATTATTTCGTTTTTTAATTCAGGAAACTTTTTTACGTGCATCCTTCTAACACGATTTACAGTTTCTTCAAAAGTTTCACGTCTGTGTAATTCTGGTATATATTTAGCGTATTTACTGGCATGAATATAATCAGCAATAGCATTTTTATCTGGTTTTAATCTCATTATCTACCCTTGTAATATTTTTTCCAAAGAGCATAGTAAAGCTCCTAATTGCATTACTATTATATAAATTATTAATGCAATTTGTTTTTCTTTTTTAGGATACAATCCATTCAATGTTTTATGGAGAAGATAAATTATAATTAATGAAATTATAAAGCTAAAAGAATGTATTTTCAATATCTCCATTATCTATCCTTGTAAATATCCGTTTTCTCGCCGCCATTTATTTACACTTTTTTGTCTTTTATATTTAAACATTAATTGATATTCATGATCTTTAACATATTGAAGAAGTCCGGGATACATTTCCATTAATCTTTTACATCCGTCTATTAGATTAGGCATTCTTTCTTGTAAAGAACCTATTCCCCCTTTCTCCCAAAATTGTTTCATTGGTTTCATAAATCTATTTATACAAACACAACCATAACGAGCAACGACATCCACACTACGAGCCATATCTTCTATCATTCCGCCTTCCCAATAATCCCAAGGAAGGCCAGTATTTTTTATTACAGCATTTTGAGTTCGACAATAACCAAAATATTGCCATTTTATTCTTCTAAAGAAATAATTAGTTTCTATAGCAAATCCACCAGCAACAGTATTCATTTCTTCACATTTCTTTATCATCTCTTCCCAATTTTTTATTATCTGTTTTATTGGGCAAATTTCATTATAAATATATCTCCAATCATAGCTATGTTTTATTATTAATTCTTTACCATTAGGATCATCCCAATCTAAATCAAAATCAATTCTATCATAATCATACCAAGGATAAGGAAGCCAAGTAAAATGACTTACATTATCATCAAGCCAAATATACCACTCTTCTTCATTTGTTAAATTACGTTCACCCCATTCTCTTGCTAAAGTTACTCCATATTGCTTAACTTTTTCTTTATTTATATTAGCAACATGAGTACCTTCTTTTCTTAAATTAAATTCTTTAATAGCTCTATTTCGCTCTTCATCAGTATTAAAAATATAATGATAATTCAAATCTTTAACGATATTTTGAGCTTTCATTCTTGGGATGAAAGCATTTGAAGCTATCAATATTTTACGATCATAATTCATAATATAATATCACTTTCAACTTCATTACCCCATACATCCCAGCCTTCTTTTTTATCACGAGCAAAAAGTTCTATTCGTGGAGCATTACCAACTAATTCAACAATCCTATTTGCAACTTCTAAAGGTTTTATACTATGCCCCGTCACCTTTTCTTCTACAAATTGACGGACATTGCTACAAATTTTAAATATGATGGGTGACCTCGCCCTGCAAGAAGACACATTTCTACAGATTTCAAAGTCCATCTACCAAAAACAATATGAGTTTTATTATTCTTAGTCTTTTTATACCAATAGAATCCAACTGTAATATATTTAAAACCCCAAGCCTTTATCACTTCTAAACATTTTGGTAGGTGAGCATCAGTTGTCCAAATAAATAATAAACAATCTTCTTTAGCAATTTTCTCAATAGATAAATTTTTAATATCTTGTAAATCCATTGTGGGATAGTGCATAGAAATATTACAATTATTTGAAGATGGATTGCTAAATCCATCTTTATAATTCCATGGGGGATCAGCATAAATTATATTATATTTTTTATTCATTATAATTTACTTTCGTTAGCTCTTATTCCCAACGCTTTCTGCCATTGTATAATAACATCGGTTCTTGTTACAGGTTTCTTCGGTGTACCTCCCCAGGATGATTTTGTAGTCTTTTCTACAACTTTTACAACTTGTGGATGTTTTTCTTTAAGATTTAAAGCACAAACTTTCAACATTTCTAAATCTCGATAAGAAGCAGCACCACCACGAGAATTAGAAGTGCATTGATCATGTGCCCATTTACAAGACACAATATTAGGATAACCGAGTTCTAATAAAGAAAGAGTTATATGGAAATCATCCATAGTATTTATTTTTAATCCAGCATGATAATCAAGTTCTTCTCCTAATACTATATCTTTTCTAAAACCATATATTCTATATGGGCGAACAGTTTTTAATTCAAAACTTTCTGCTTTTTGCATTCTACTTGTTAATTGAAAATTTTGAGTTCTTGCTGCAATTGAAACATGAGCATACTCATCTAATCTATTATCTAACCATTGAATCATATCTAATATTTGTTCGCCAGTAGCTTGATATAATGAAACATCATCTATTGAAGGCCGATGAAAAAATCTTAAATCATCATCTATCATTAATACTTTATTATCATTACAATTTTCAATAATAAATTGCCTAATATTGTTAATTCCATGTAATTTTGTAGTGATAATTTTAAAATTGTTACCAAATTTTTTAGAATATTCAACTCCTTCATCAATAGGAACAACCATAAAACAATCATATATTTTTGGTGTATCTGCTTTTAATAATTGTTTAGCAGTAAATTGAATATCACTGCGTTGCATTGTAGGTATTACTATTTTCATTGTTTTATCTGTATTAATAATTAATATTAATTAAGATCGTTTGACTCTTATTCTTTAAGCTGAGACGCTTAAATTAGTCATATATTACTGATTATTAGTTAATCCATTATATTTACTCCTTGGGCGACCTTCACCTAATTTAACTCGCATATATTTATCAAATTCACATAGGCTGTGTTCTACCTCTCTTAATTCAAAAGGCACGGAAGCTTCATACACATCAGCACTTAACATTCGTTTTGTTAAACAAGTTAAATCATTATAAATCTCTATCATTGAATTACAAGCTTCTTGTTGATTTTTATGTTGATATCCTAATCTTTTCAATCCTCGTTGTGCTCCCGGACCCATATTAGCCCAAGTTAATTTATCAGTTGCATTTTCTAATAAAGATGTAAAACGCAAATCACAAGCTATTTCATAAGCCATAAATTTACCAATCATATATAATTCAGTTAATTTATGACAAACCTTTTCTAATGATTGATTATTTTTAATAAAATCTACAAATTCAAATCGTTTATTCCACGCTTCTTTACAGGCTCGCAAATATGTTATATGTTTATCTTCAGCAAATACTCCCGTTGTCATCCATGCACCTGTAAAAATACGTTTTCCTTCTTTATATCTTCTTAATATATAATTTTCGACTTCTTTATAAGAACAAACAAATTTTAAATTATTTCCATGTTCATACCAATTAAAATATCTATACCAACAAATATTGAAGAATATTAATGCTGATTCTTTATGTTTATAAAATTCTTGTGGTTCATTCTTGTAATTAAATTTATTATTTTTAAGCATTTCTTGAAGAGCAATAGTACCTTTATCTAATTGTCTAAATACATTAGTAAATTTATATGATTGTAATATCTTATCGTCAGTCCACGGTTTGTTTAATTTTTTTATAAAACGATTAATATAAATATTATGTCGTTCATTTATAAAATTAGCAAAGTCCTGTATATTACAAAAACCAAATTTTATATTTTTTAATCTACTTGCCATTTTTAACTCTCTTTAGCCAACTACAAATTATCATCCACAATCTTCCAAAAGGATTATAATAATTATGACAATTTAAACAAATATTATATCCTGGATGACAGGTACATTTATAATTATATTTATCAAAAAATTTTTCTCGTTTATCCATTTTTAGTTTTAAAGTATTTATTTTGGTATTCTGAAAATATAGGGTTATAGAAATCATTAGGAGTTACATGCATCCATTTTGTAAAACATCCTGATAACAAATCTATAAATAATTTTGATAAGCCATTATGGTTTAATTTATTACTAAATGGCTTGTCGGTTCTTATGCCATATTCCATTTTTAAAGATTTTTCAATCATTGTATTCAATGGGAAATAATGATTGTTGTTATTGAGTTCAGTATTTACATTTGGATAACTGATTTCATCATTAATCAATATTTGTTTTATCTTTTCAAAATTGCGTTCGTAAATATGTTCACTACCTGCTTGATGAATATATGTACCAAGATGTAAACCTAATTCTTCTGCAATTAATCGTTGCAAAGTAGTAAAACAAAAAATATCATAAGGAAGACCAAGCCACGCATCGTTACTTCTCATATCTGCTATACAATATAGTTTTTTATTGCGAACATAAAATTTTAAACTTAAAGTACAAGGCAAATCTTTATGATCACCTATTATTGCATGAATCAAATCACCACTATCCCACATTGTCATTATAGCTTGTCGTGTATTTGGTTTTTCTTTTAATAATTGAATTATTGCTTCAAGTTGAGAACGTCCATTAGGATTAAAGAATACAGTATCTTCAGCAACAAATCCAGGATTGCTTTTCCATCTATAACCATAAGCTCCATAAGCTACCCCATTTTCAGCAAAATTTTCATACGAAGGGGCGTATGCTTTTATCATATCAATTTTATTAGCACCAGAAAGATACCATAAAAATTCTGCACAAGCATAAGAAAGACTGAATTTTCGTTCAGGAAATCCCAATAAAATATTATTAAGAGGATTAGTTAGTTCTACTTGAAAACCTAAAATTTCTTTTGTGTTGCCAGCACGTGAATCTAAAGAATCTCCATGAGACATAATATGTTTTAGTGTTTCGTACCATAAAGTATTTAAATTATTATAAGAATTCATAATTGTCTTTCAATTAAATAATAACCGGTAGAGGAATAATCCCCTACCGGTTATGTAAGGGAGATAAAAATGAAACGATTTTTATTTAATTAGGCCAAACATAATTTAAATTCAATGGGACTTTCCAATTAAATTGTTTATAATATTCATAATCTTTTTGTAATAGCATTGATTTATGACTATCATAGAAAGATTTATTTCCGAACCATATTGGCTTAGGTATATGTTCTAAATCTACTTTGTAATTAGTATCTAATTCGCTATAAACACAAAATAACATATTATTGTTATAGCCACGTTTTATCCATTCTCTAAGACAAGCATTATAATATATTTCTAATAAGTACTCATAACCTCTCCACATTGTAGTACATTTATGATTATACCATGGAGTTGTTATGATTCCATCAGCATTTAAAATATTTAATGGCTTAAACCATAAAAGTTTTTTATATTCATTACCATCATCATCCCAAGCCCATTCAAAAGCAATTTTAGGGCCTTGTTCAAACGCCTACAAGATTAAGATACTTAACTCTTCATTATTTAAATTGCTCTGTAGTACATTGGTTTTTATTTTTATCTGTTCGCCATCTTTTAAATCGAGGAAAACGTAATTTACCATTAGCAGCTATACTATCATATTCTACTTCACAAACCTTGTCCAATAAAGAATCTCTTTTGGCTTTTGAATCTAAACTTTTACGATATTCTAATTCAAACCCACTACCAACATTACCTAAATCTATCATTTTTCCTTTATCATCGATAACAGCAATATGAATACTTTGTAACCCACCATAATGAGTTGAACTAAAAGACATTTGAGTTGCTATAACAAAAGCATCAAGTGTTTTTATTGGTTTTAATTTATACCATCCTTCTGTATGTTTTTCTTTTAATACCCACCCTTCAAGTTTATTTTTAATAGCTTCTTTTAATAAATTTTGTTTATAAACTTCATCTAATTGAAAATCACCTTGATCTTCATCTTTTATCCCTATTACTATTGAAGTATCCACAACATTCAATTTATATTTTTTTAATTCTTTAACTACATAAAGAAGAAGTTCATTTTCCCAATCTTGCCCATTAAATAAAGGAGCAGCGAAAAAAGTTAATTGCAATCTTTCATCAGCACCATTTAATAAAGTCGGTACACTTGTTGCTAAAACATCAGGACAATGTAATTCAGCAAATAAAACACTATTAGGTGGGATTCTACAAAGTTCGCTGCTAATATGATTTATTGCCCAAAGTTTTGTTGTAATGTCTTTATCATTTTTAGTTAAACAAGTAATTATTCCATTTTCATCAACATAAACTTTAGTTAAATGACCATCGTGTTTAGGTTGAATATAATTTACAAATTGATCTTTATAATTTTTGAATTTTGGGAATTCTATTTTTTGCATTTTGTTTTTCTTTGTACTATGGTTAAATTTAATTAAAAGGAGGTTAATAACCGACTTATTGATATCGCAGCTTTCACCTCCTTAATATTAATATGCCCTACTCCAGCCCTTGGGATTTGATAATATATCGCCGTTAATGTACTGGACGCGATGTATAATAATTAGAGACTATTATAAATTAACAGTCTCATAACAATATAATAGTTCAGCTCGCAGCTAAACTTAATAGTATCAATTAAATAAGCGGGTTTTCGTACTGCTCTACGGATTCTGTTGTTAAGCAACCATTACCGCTTTACGCTCTTTATTAACGATAAGAGTAAACGGCTAATATTGATTTTAAGTTGTTAATTGATCTTTGGCAATTTCAGCTTCTAAAGTTGCAAGACGTTGGCGTAAAAGTTTTAATCGTTGAATTTTACGTTTTTTACCGCTCGCCTTATCTTTTATATCTTGCATTTTAGAAGTCATTTCTTTAAGATGAATATTTAGTTCTTTAATTTTACTTGGAGCTGAATTATAATCTTTTAATATCTCAGCTTTTTTAGATTCTATTTTAGCTATTTCAGCATCATATTCAGCAATTATTTCATCTTTATTTTTTAATATATCAGTATAGCGTTTAATCAAACATTTATCTACTTTAACATTTTCAGATAAATCTCTTAATTTAGTTTTTGTATTTACTACATTAGAACAACATTTCATTTTTCACACCCCTTAATTATCCCCTTAATTGGTTTCTCATCAGTATAACAGCACCACCTGCTATATACTCCGCCGAGATAATTACTACAGCGGAGTTTCGAAATGAGGGGAGTGTGTTAAATATCTTCTACATTAACTCCTTCAGCTTCAAGCTGAGATTCAAGAGATTTAAGCATTTCACGCATCTTAGCAACTTTAGCTACTGCACGACGCGTTTTTTCATCACCAAACTTTTCAACTCGCTCAGCTTTACTTTCCTTATCTTCAGCATTCTTGATAAGAATAGCGGCTTTAAGTCGAGCAACATAAGCCTGATATCTTAAATAAGTTCCTGTTGATTCGAATTGTCCCTTCTTTATTGGAAGATGCCTGCGAACATTGTATCCGCTATAAGTAACATTTCCATTATCATCCTTAATAGGTTTTGGCACAGCGATTAACAAACCTTCATTATTAACTGCTGTGACTATTTTCCCTTCCTTGTCAACATACATAGCTTCCGCCACTGGAAAATCTATACGCCCTTTTTCCTCTTTTGTTTGTGTTGCAGATTCTTTTTGACCAACTTTGTTTACTTTCGCCATCTTAGGCCTCCAATTAATAAAATTTTGTTTACATTGATTACATTACTTATATTCAACAATTAAAATCTAACCGGATATCTTAGCATTACCGGATATCTTAGCATTGCCGGATATCTCAGCATCACCAGATATATTAGCATCACCGGATATCTTAGCATCACCAGATATCTTAGCATCACCAGATATATTAGCATCACCGGATATCTCAGCATTGCCAAATACCCAAGCATTACCGGATATCTTAGCATCACCAGATATCTTAGCATTGTCAGATACCCAAGCATTGCCAAATATCTTAGCATCATCGGATATCTTAGCATCATCGGATATCTCAGCATTGCCAAATATTTCAGCATTACCAGATATCTTAGCATTGTCAGATACCCAAGCATCATCGGATATCTTAGCATTGTCAAATACCTTAGCATCATCGGATACCCAAGCATCACCAATTTGAGCTAAATTAGCTTCTGATTCAACATAGCCACCTAATTCCCCAGCTCTAACTTCAGAAAAAGAAGTTAATGATTTTATTCGAAATAGTGTTTTTCCATCGACTTGAATTGTATCAGTTTTTAACAGCTTATATTTCATTTTATTTCTCCCAAATAGGTTTAATAATATTGTTTAACCTATATAAAGTATAACATATAAATAAGATTTTGCAAGTAAAAATAGTAATTTTAATGAATTATTTTACGCCCTATAATATATTAGCTTTATATTCCGCTAATCGTTTCATTTTAAATTCCCCAAACCTTAATCAATTACCACATTTTAATTTTTAGCTTATCCATTTCTTTACACACAAAAGTAAGTCGATGATATGTCCAAGTACCATACCTGCCATCCCACCTGTCCATGAGATAATGAATTGCCTTCCTTATTCTGCTCTCTTTGCTTTTTATGACTTCCATTTTACCTCCTTTTCAATTAACCATCATCCCGATACTGCCTGCACGCAGACGTTGACAGTATCGGGCAGAGGATTAATCCTCTTTTTTATATGGGGTGACTGCGATAATATCTTTTTTATCCCGTTTAGAATTGTTGTTTAGGATATTTCAAATTTTGTTCAGCCTCAATTTTAGCTTTAGCATTTTCTTTTTGGCATTTTTCTAAAATATTTTTATCAGCTAAAACATCTTCAGCCCAAAGTTGAATATCATTATACCAATAATTAGCTAAATTTAATAGAGCCCAAAAATTTGAAGATAATCCATTTTCTTTACAAGCTATTATAAACATTTTTCAAATTGTTTTGTATAACCAGAACCAGTTCTTTTATAAACATTATCTTTCCAACTATCTTCATGTATATTTTGTGCATCAAGAATGGCTTGTGCAATTTTCTTTTCTTCATTCATTTTTCATCTCTCCAATAAAAATTTTGTACCACAGATACAAACCACTGATAATGAATTAATTTCTGATCCGCCCAACCAATGGAATTTTCCACATTCTGGGCAAGTCGCAGAATATGCAGTACCAGCACAAGAGATTTTATCTATTTTAACTGTAGAAATTGAATCTTTGGTTTGTTTAGCAATTTTTATCTCTCTATCAAAATTCATTTTTCATCCCTTAATTGGCTTCTCATCAGTATAACAGCACCACCTGCTATATACTCCACCTACTCTCGGACTTTCAACCTAATTCTCCGCTAACATTATTAGCGGTAAATATTTTTCGGTGGAGTTTCGAATCTGGGATCAATTAATTACTTACCATCCGCAGCAAGATCAGCTTCCATCTTTTCAAGCTTCTTCCGCATATCGGCGATTTTCTTTTCAGCCTTTTCACGTTTGGCTTTTGCCTTTTCAGCCTTCACTGCTTCGCGTTTGGCTTTAGCAGCCTCCCTTTCAGCTTTTTTACCAGCACTCGCAAGAATCTTTTCAACTCTTGTTGCAAGTTTATTAATGCCATCTACAAGCTTTGAACGCTGACTTAAAGTTACTTTTGGTAAATCAGCCAGTTCCCCCAAATTACCAGCTACATTACGAATGTCACTGACAATCACTGGAACTTTTGTAGTTTCTGTTGGTGTTGGCTTATCAGCCTTTACTTCTGTCTTCTTTGAATTCTTTTTCGCCATCTTAGGCCTCCTACATTTACATTAAACAATAAATCGATTTATTAATTACCGAACTTATGTAAAGTATAACATATAAATAATATTTTGCAAGTAAAAAATAGTAATTTTATAAATATTTTTTATTAATATAAACCCTTATAAATACTATAGTTACAAGGAGTCCCAGTTGGCTCTATATGAGTTTTAAGGGTATAATAACACCTAAATTAGCTTTTAGGCCCATATACGGCCGGCAGCGGAGTCACTTTTAGGCGGTTTTTGAATTAACGTATTTTACCAGCTAAAAATTTCCCGTTATTAGTTTTTATCATTTCATCTCCTGCTGCTTCGCTCCAATTATTTGGACTTATACCTAAACCGGTTAAAATTGGCACACGATATTTAACGTTTGTATTTTCCAAAGTATCACAAATAAATTCATGTAACTTTGGATCATATAAAACTTCAATAGGAACTTGATTTAATAATTCATCATGAACATTAGCACTTAATCTAATACCCCATTTACGAGAATCAGAATTATAACGAGGAGAAATAGCTACCATTCTTTCTTTCATAATATCGGCAGCATCACTTTGAATTAAAGAATTAAAAGCTTTATAACTTGCTCTTCCTGGAAGATATCTCCTTCTGCCGTGTATATTAAAAATAAAGCCCCTAACAGATGCTACATCTATAGCACGTTGCGAAGTGTCTTTTATTTCTGGCATTTTATTATGATAAGCTTTATAGGATTCTTCTGCGTGTTTCTTACATAATTCATTAAATTTTTTAACTCTCAAACTTGGATCTAATAAACCATCTTCAATCAACTTATTAACTTTTTCTCCCATTATCTCAATAATATGTTCATTAGAAGTTAACGATTTAGTAACGAGTTTTTTACCGGCTCCATACGCCATTCCAAAATTTAATTGTTTAGCTGGTTTCCTTATTATTTGTAGTAAATCTGCTACCCATTGATGATAATCAGTAGCTGGATTTTCATTATAAGCTTTTATAGCAGCTTGAATTTTAGCATAATGAACTATTAATCTATATTCAATTTGTGAATAATCATTTGATACAAATCCCATATTTTCATCTGGATGTATAAGTTTTTTAGATCTATCATTTTGTTGCTGAGAATTGGGTTTACTACAAGATAATCTTCCAGTTCTTATTGATTGATTATAATTGGGGTGCATGACCCCATTAACATTTAATTTTAAAAAAGTATCTAAAAATAAACTTTTAAATTGCTGTTCTGTTCTATATTCAGAAATTAAATTAACAACTTCTTTTATTTTATAATTGCTTGTGACTAAAGGATGAACTTTATATAAAGCCATTGCATCTTTATCAAAAGATGGTCTCCCAGTATCATACCATTTTCCATCCTTCTTTTCTCTAATTGTTGATAAAATTGGTAGTTCAAATTGATTTACAAAAATATCATATATACAATTATTTGAATTTGTAAATTCTCTGCCTGTTAGTTCAGCTATTTTTGTAGTATTTCTTATCATTATTTTTAATGATTTTGCTGTTTCTATTTTGCATTCTGTTTCATCTATTCTTATCCCTTCTTTTTCCATATCAAATAGAATTGAAGTCATTTTTATTTCTGTTTCTATTAATTTCTTAACAGCTTCAGATTGTTTTCCAGTAGTTTCTTCAATTCTTGCTTGCATTTTCTTTTGTAAAAAACGATATAATTTTCTATTCATTCTAACATCATCGCAAGCATATTCACCAAGAAGATCAATCGGAACATCAGCATAAGATTTTGATTTTATACTATCTAAATAAGATTTTATTTTATCTGTACTACCAGTGTCATAATCTAACCAATCTTTACAAATAGGTTTCAAACCATAAGAAAATCTATCACTATAATATAATTTACTTAAAGTTAAAGTATCAACTAATCTACAGTTGAAAGTAACATTGTCTCCAATATCAAACATTAAAGCATCAAATTTTACATTATGATTAGGCCAATCTTTACAAGATTGTAAATAATCACTTGCCCAATTCATAACATTTTTTATAGGTAGATTATTAGAATTAGGAGCTGTATGACGAATAGGGACATACCAATAATTTTCCTCATCATCAAATGTTACACTTATTCCACATATACGATCACCCTTCCAAGGATACAACCCACCTAAATCTTTATCATCAAATATTCTCTTAGTTTCTACATCACAAAATATCTCTTTTTTATTTCGTAGATTTGGTAATTCTGATAAAGATTCAATTATATGAAAATTATTTCTAAGATTTATCATTTATTTAACCAGTTTGAAATTAATTCATTATTTAAATCTTCTTCTATTTGTTTTTTAGTCCAATGAGGTAATGATCCATCTAACATAGCTTTAGCATTATTCGGTTCTTCTGACCAATGTTCAGCTAATATTTCATAAGCTACAACATCTATAACCCCAGAATCTATAATTATATTAGCACAATTAACACAACTACTAAAAGTAGTTAAAAGAATAGTTTTTCCACGGTGGCCATTTCTTTTACATTTCTTAAGATATTTCATTATGGCTCTTGGCTCTGCATGACTACAACCACAAGCTCCTTTTATATTCTTGCATTTATTATGTTTTCCACTTGGGCCATTTATAGCAGTAAAATGAGTGATTAACTGTTCTTTTTTATCTATTTCTAATATAGCACAACCGACAGCTTTTCTTTTACAAATTTGATTTTGTTCCGCTTCTTTTTTTATGCTTTCAAAAGATTTTAGTATAGCTTGTTTTGCTATTGTTTCTATTAAAGCATCTTCATTTTTTATACCTAAATAGGCTCTTTGTAATTGTAATTTGTTTTCTTTTTCCATTTTAATTCTCCGTTTAATTCTTTATTAATTTAACTATTTAAATTTTCAAATCTTGACGTCTTTGTAACCAATCAGTTATTAATTCATCTATATCATCATCATTGACAAAATTAGGTTCTTTATAATTAAAAGTTGAATTTGGTAAAATATTAAAAGCATAATCTGAATCCATTCCACCTTTAGTGTTGAATTTTTTAAAGAAATTATTTCCTCGGCACATTAAATCTATAGATAAAATATTCCCACGTTCATCATGTTCTAATCTTTCCCTGTATCTATTTTCATCTTCAGCATAAAGAACAACAATTAAACCGCCTATACTTCTAATCCAACTATTTATAATTTGTAAATGATCTTTAGAAATTTTATCTTGATGATAAGCTAAACCCCCAAGATGAAATCTATCTTGAACAGCACAATGATTAATCATTTTTTTATAATCTAAGAAAAAATCAAATAATTGTTCATTAGGTCTTGTCATCCAACTATAAACTACTGGAAAACCTAATTTACTTACTTTACGAACAATTTTTTTAGCTAATACAGTTTTTCCAAGACAATCACCACCTTCTATCACTAACATTTTATTCTCCTAAAATTGCTTCTCTTTTGTTAATCTTTTTAAACCTACTTCTAATACCTTTTCAAAATTTGGTGGTTTAAAATTTTCACCTTTATTTCTAAGTCTTAAATTAGTTTTTAAATTCCTTGCGGATTTAGTATTATTTGAACTACATATTTCCATCTCTATTTCTTTTGCTGGTAGTCTATAAGTAACAAAAGTACCTAAAACAACATATAATAAATCACCGAGACCATCACAAACTTTAAATAGTTCCCCGTTATTTATTGGTTCCATAGTTTCAGCAAGTTCTTCGCTTATTAAATGGAATCTATAAAAAGACTCATTTTCCTTCCCTCTAAATTTCCAATATTTTATACAAAATTTTGAAATTAATAAAGTTAATTTGCATAAAAATTTCATAATAAATTTATCCAACCCTTTATTAGCAATTAGAGGCAGACTGCAAGGAAATTGATGTTTTCTATGAAATTCATAAATTGATTTTTGTGTTTCTATCATAATTAAAACTCCGAACTTTCATCTATATTATCTATACTTTCTATATCATTGTTTTTATTTTCTAAAATATTTTTTAGCAGTTTAATAAAACTGCTACTTTTTTCATAAGAAAATCTATCCTTTTTAAATAATGCTCTTTCACGAACTAATAGAGATAATAGCTCCATTGCCTTATCTTGCCCTATTTCACACCAAACTCTTAAATCATTAGCATCAATGGTTTCATTATGTAATAATTGTTCATATAAATCCCAACGATGTTTACTTTCTTTTAATGCCTTTCTAACTGCATTTTCGTCTCTTATTGTAGCTATGAAACTTTCAGTAATTGAAAAATTTTTATAACCACAATGATCAGTAGAATATATCTTCATTAAAAATTTGTATATAAATTCTACGTGACATTTTCTGATAAATCTTATTTTACCGTTATTCTTATTACTAAAAGTTCTACAAGCTAAAGAAATTGCAAGTCTGGCTAATTTATGTCTCATAGTACCTTTATCACATAATGGTAAAGTTTCAGAAAATTCAGAACATAATTTGTTAGACAGTTTTAAACATAATTTTTCAGCCCCTTCTTCAAATTCTATATCTTCAGGTTTACAAGTCCAAGCCCATAATATTAATTTTTTGCATACTTCTGAAGAATATTTAGGATTTTGAATTTGATTATCAGTTATTAATTGGTTTATAATTTTTGTGTTTATTTCCTGTTTTGAAACTATAAGTGCAAAATCAAATCTTCTAATATCTTCTAAATTTCCCATTAATTCTTTTATAGTTTCTATCCCAAAAGTATAAGAATCTATAGATTTATCTGTTCTCGGGTTAGAAATCATAATAAGTCTTGTTCTTGCATGAGCTTTTCTACGCTCAATACCAACAATTTCAGCTAAACCTGATGATCTCATATCAGTTAAAGTCCCGAGTATTTCAGGGCTTGCACCTTTTATTTCTTCCATTATAACTAATTGTTTATCATGTATAGGAACTATACCCCAAGTTACAAACCATTTAGTTCCTCCCATCTGTTGCAATCCCCCAAGTAGACCGGCCTTAGTTGCATTTTTACAATCATATCTTACACCAAGTCTGTAATGATCCATTAATCTTGTAGAAGCTTCTGTTTTACCTTGTGAAGTATCACCAGCTATTATACAATTAACCCATCCGTGTTGTTGTCTGCCTTCAAAATTAAAATACAGAACTGAATGATAAGTTAAATCAATAACTAAATGAAGATCTTGTCTTTGAAATATCCTTGTAACGTTAAAAGACAAATCATCATATAAATCATCAAGTTTCTTTTCTATTCCATCAAATGACCATTCTTCAGGTTGAAATATTTTTAATGAATCTAAATCTGTTTCATTGAATTTAAAAGAACTTAAATTATCTTCCTTTTCGTCTATATTATTAATTAATAAAATTGCCTGAGAATTTTTAGGATCTGGAAATGTTTTCCCAATAACTTCATAAGGAACATTCAACTCTAAGGATTTATCTGTAACTATAAAGGCAGGCTGTATAATATATTCATTATTATCACTATCTATTTCTAATGGAGTTCCCAATCTAACATCAATAACATTATAAAAAGAAATTGGATAAACTTCAGCGGACTTACAATCAGGTACTTTTAAAGCTTCTAAAATTGAAGGTTTTAATCTCGATTGAGGAGAATGAACCATATTTAATAAACTTGAATTTATAGACTTTAATTTCACTTTAGTTCTGCCAGTTGAATTATCAGGTATTTTTGTATTTACTATACAATAGGAACAGAATGGTTGATCTCTGGTACAAGAAACTTCAACATCTCTTGGAATTAAAAATGGAACTTCATTTAAGGCTGCTATTACGGCTCTGCATTGTATTTTCTTGTTCACATTTTCTGCTCTTGCAGCTTGTACTAATTTGCAATTAATAGGATCATCTGAATCATCATCTTCTTTATATTGTGGTGGAATAAATTTACAACCTAACGTCATCAAACTGATAAAATCCTTTTCACCAGCATTTTCACTAACTACCCAATCATTAATGTCACCTTTAGGGAACTTATTAGAATCCAAAGGAAGAGTTAAAATAGAAACAGATTGAGAAACAGTATAAATTAAAGTGGCTAATCTTCTCGATCCTGCTTGTCCACCTGCATCAACATCAAAACAAATAAATACTATTTTATTTTTCAATAAAGGAGTTAAACTATCATGCCAAGCTCCTTCAGCTCCAGTAAAAGCTACAGCTCCTATATTATGTTTATTTAAAAATCTCTTAGCTACAAGAGCCTTGATTTCACCACCACAAATCCAAACAGTAGGATATTTTAATTGTTCAGGCATATAAAGAGCATTGACATTATAGCCCTTCATATTTTGCATTTTATCATTACCGGGAGCTCCTGGTAAGTATTTTCTAATATTTATTACTCTTCGTTGCAAATCAAAAATAGGAATCATAATTCTTCCATTATTATATCCTAATCTTTGATCTCTTATATCATCATCAGTAACTCCTCTTTTATATAATTCATTAATAAATGGCCCAGAATCCCAAATTGCTTGATGATATTTTTCAATACGATCTTGTTTTATTGATTTAACTTCTTTTAAATCTGGATAACGAGAGGATAAATCGGCTAAAATAGTTTTTCTTTCTACTTTACCAATATAAGCAAGTAAAGCAATTATATCTCCAGAAGCTTTACATTGAGAAGCATGACAAATCCAAACGTTTTTTTCTATATTTAATGATACACTTGGATTTTTATCTTCATGAACAGGACATAAACATTTTACTTCATTAGAAGAAGATGGCTTAAAATCCCAACCCAATCTTGACAATTCTGCTATAGCATTTATCTTAGTAATGTTTATCATTAGAATAAGAAGATAAACGTAGGCAGGAATAATTCACTGCCTACGTTATAATAGTAAACCTGTTAAATTTGAACTCAATTAAAATTCTGTATGAGCTTTTACAGCAGCTTCGTCTTGTGATACGGATTCTTCATCATCTTGTACCATCAATCGTTGTTTTTCAAATAAATCTTTAAATTCTAAATGTAATGATCGCATAGCTTCAGCTTCTTCCGGTGGAATTATTGATGGATCTGCTGGTTCAAATTTAAATCCATACCATTTTCTTGTAGCATCAGGAGCATGATAAATTGTTTTTAATGACCAAACTTGTGCCCAAAGAGGTACAGATGAAGGTTTATTTTGTATCGTCTGTCTTCTTAATGATATAGCGGAAATTAAATTCTTTCCTTGGCTCCATTCACCTCTTTCAAAAGATAATGTTACAGGAGTACCAACAAGAGGGTGATCTCCATGAATAACACCAATGAATCTTAAATGTTCAACATAGTTATAATACATTCTTTCATTTTCAGGTTTTCCATCCATACCGGGATACAATTCACGTCTTTTTTCAGCATTTTTTGCTTTTATTGCCAATTCACTTGTTTGATCATGACTACGTTCTAAAATCATAGGCCCATTATCTTTAAGATCACGCCACTTAGCAAATTCAACAAAGAAGAATAGGGGGACGAAATCAAAAGAATCAGGTTCTGCATTATGCTTGCAAATTAAAGCATCTCCGGGACGAACTATGACAGAACCGATTCCAAAATTGTTTGTTAATTCGCTATCTGATGTAGCTTGTATAATTTTGAAACGTGGTACTATGCGATGCTCTTTGAGGGACTCTAAACTTTTGTCTTCTTCTACATATTTTGCTAAATAATCGGCATCAATCCCTTCAACTTTTTTAATCGAATTATCCATACGCGATTGTTTTTCTTCTGTGCCCATAAAAAATCCTCCGAAAAATTAAATTATATTAAATTACACTAAATTACATACTCTATACTATAAATATTATACAGCATAAAACAAGTTAAAAATTTTATTTTAATTACAGTTATTAGTTTATCTTCAATTTTATAAATTTCCTTTCTAATTATTAGTATTTCTTTTTCTAAATGTTGTTTTATATAATGGATATTTCTTACCAAAACCATCTGGAATTTTAGTGCCTTTAGAAGTAAGTTCAGTAAGCAATTCAACACAAGATTTCCAATCTAATTTCAGTATCCCGGATTCAGCAACATTGCGAGGGACTTTAAAAAAGTCAGTCAATTTATAATAATCTTCACTAAATTTTTTAGGCAAAGCCGCTTGCATTATTACATCTGGAGTTCCTGTAGCTAATTTACCTTTAATCTTCAATTCAGAAGAGGGGTTACTAACTGACTCTTGTATTAATCTATAAGCTATAATATTCCCACATAAATCTTTTCTTGCTTTAACTTCTTTTCTTAATTCATCAAATAAATTTTCTAATTCTCTGCATATAAAACCAAAATCACAAAGTTTTTCACTATCTAAACTTTTAGATTTTATTAGTTGATTGTTTTTAGATAAAAATCCATAAACTAAATTATAAATACTTTGAACTTCATCTTGAACATTTAAAAATTCATTAATTATATCTGATATATCTGATGGTCGTGATGTTTTTTGTTTACTATCAAAACTATTAGACTTTTCTTTTTTTGATAATATTTCATTACAAAATGGGCAGTTATCTAATCTTTCTTTTGTAATAAAAAATTCTTTACAATTAGGACATGACTGAGCTATTTTTTTCATAACATTAATCTCTATAATTTAAAGTTCTTAATTTATAATTACTTGTTTTGGCATCAAATATCAAAATCTTTAATTCATAACTACCATCGAAACAATTATTTTCTAAATATAAAAATGCAACGGATAAAAATAAAGCTAATAAAGTAGAATTACCAGTTAAACAAATTATATCATTTCTATGATCAAAATGTAATTCATTTAATTTATCTCTGATAATTTTAATCGCTTTATTAGGAGAAAATACATTAAATTTTTCACATGAAAAAGTATTAATGTAAATTATTTCACCAAATTTATTAGCTGAAGATATATTATATCTATTATTTTTCTCTAATATAAAAACACGACGTGATCCCATTATTTACACCTATTTTATTCTATTAATATTCTTATAAATAGTTTCAACACTTGCACCATATTTAACTGCATATGCAATCGATTTAATTGAATCTTTTGAAACTTTATTAGTTTTTAATGGTATATTATTTTCATGAAATGCTTGCCAAATTTTAGTTCGCATTAATTTTCTATGAAGATTTATTGTCTTAATTTCTGGTACTGATTTTAAACAGTCTATTTGTTTTAAAGCTCTTGTCAATGCTATCTTCTCACCAATAATTTTATTATAATTATCTTTTGGTGATTGCCAAGCTACTGAACCAGCTAATAATTTGGTGGTACCTAATTCTCCACAAAGATATATTTTACAAATAGTATCTATTACAGGTTTATTTTTTCTAATACGCTTAATCTCATGAAACAAAACTGTTAAATTAAAATTCAATCCTTCAATATCTGTAACCGTAACTTTAAACATTTTCACCTCCAACCTAAAATAACTTTAATCATTATCTTTACCTTGTTTATATACAGTAAATGGATTTACTTTACCAGCATCAGCAACTTTTAACCAATCTACAAAAGTTGAATCGATTGAAGTATTAGATTTTCTATTTTTATCTGGAGTTATTATAGTTAAACTTTCAAAATTTTCCAATAATACTTGTTTGGCTTCTTTTATCTGAGTGATTTTTTCTCCGGCCTTTTTAGAATTAATAGTTTTATTCTTGTCAGGATGATTAGCAAATATCAATTTAGCAAATCGTTTCTTTATGAAATCTTTAGTAATATTATCTTTTAATGTTATACCAAAAACATTTAATGCAATACTTACAGTCATTTTTGCTTTTCTTCTAACCATAATAAATATCACATTTTCTTTTAGAATTATAAGGTAAATACTTTAACATATAACAACGATATTTTGAGCACCTTGCTAAAGCCTTTATTTCAACTTCTGCAAAATCCATCTTAATAAAAGAATTTATATTATTATTATTATTATTATTATTATTATTATTATTATTCTTTATTCCAATATTCCTTAGTCTAACAAACATCTTTAACATCCTCTCCATCCCATGTAAATCGTTTTTGATTATTAGCTAATTGTGTATTCAAATTATCTAATTGTAAAATAAAATCAGTAAATTTACTTTCATCTAACATAATATGATTAATACCATTTTTTAACATTGAGTCAATATATCTATTAAAAGTTTTTATTGACTCAGAAGTAGAGAATCTCTCTTCTTTAAATTTATCTATTAACGAATGATTTACCGAAGCTTTTAAAACTGCCAACGCACCGTTAAAATTTCTAATTGTTATTTTTACCTTATTTTTTGTTTCCATTTTACCCCCTTAATTTTAATGTTTCTTTTATCTCCTAAAAATTTATCCCATATTCTTTTTAATATATAATTCCAACCTCTCCAAATTATTTCCTATATCCTCTTAAAACATTATTAAGTATATCACGAACATCTTGTATTGTCATTGCCATCTCACGTTTATCAGTTACTCTATTTCTTATCTCTTCATCTATTGTGTAAGGAATTACTAAATCAGTAATACGAACATTAGTACGAGTGCCTCTACGATGTGATCTATCTTCGCTTTGAATTCTATCAACGGCAGACCAATTACAACTAAAATAAATATGATGATTAACATACATATCAGATTTTTCAGGGTGATTAACATCATACCCCAAATAATTCTGACCAATACCAGCAGATGCTGGATTAGCAACTAATATTCTACAACTATCATCGAAATTTATAACATCTTCAGCAACAGCAGAATCTTTAACACGATAACCATCTTGAATTGCTCTGTGATAACCAACATGATTCATATTTTCTTTTGCTAATCGTTCGCTAATTGCTCTGATATCTTCAATAAAAGTCGCCCAAATTATACATTTACTGTTTTCATCATTTTCCCAATCTTCTTTTATCAAATTAATTAAAGCATTTATTTTTGGATTACGTTCAGATATTTGAATTATATCACCATTAATAATTGATCCAGAAATATCATCTATGTCATCATCAATTTTTACAAAACCAGAACAAATTTGAGCCAATCTAATTAACTTTGTCAATATATGTTCAACAGTTATATTCATGCCGCTTGCTTCTGCCGTAGCTAACAATTCATCTATTTCAGCTACTAATTGAGTTGCTACTTTTTTATAAATTTCAGCTTGTTGAGTGAT